TTAGCCGCGTCACCCCAATGTCGGAGTCTGAATTCAAATTGCACGCAGACTGGACGGAGGAGGATTGCATCACGGAGCTATTGCGTATTGCTGAACTCGACCCTGAACGTTTCCTCACCCGCAACTACTTCCGAAATGAATCTCAAGTTTCTGAGGCCACCTGGACCCGCTACTTTGGGTCGTTCGCAGAATTCAAGAAGCAAGCAGGCATCACGCCGCCCCGGGCAATCAAGAAGCTGGAGCGCGAGATCGGCAAGCATGTTTCGCTTGACCACTATCGGCGCTTGAGCGAGGAACGCATGGCTTATGGCGACCGCTACAACTACGAAAAGGGAAGCAAGGGGCAGTGGAAGACAATCCTGGTCGGCAGCGACCTGCACGATGTAGAGTGCGACCGCTTCTGGCTGCGAGCCTTTCTTGAGGCGGCCAGACGAGTGCAACCAGACGTCATCTGCCTGAATGGCGATATCTTTGATATCCCCGAGTTCGGCAAATACTATGTTGACCCCCGCACCTGGGATGTGGTGGGCCGCATCAAGTTTGTGCATGAGCAGATACTTGGACCCCTGCGTGAAGCTTGTCCGAATACCACAATCGATTTGATCGAGGGCAACCACGAGTTTCGGCTGGTGAAGCACATGTGCGACCAGTCGCCAGCGATGATGACAGTGTTATCGGACCTGCACGGCATGACGGTATCAAAGTTGTTTGGCTTGGATCGGTTTGAAGTTAACTATCTCGCGAAAGCCGAGCTGGCTGCTTTCAATGTCAACGACATCAAAAGGGAGCTACAGCGGAACTACAAGATCTATTGGGACTGCCTGTTGGCGCACCACTTCCCGCAGGGGATGCAGATGCAGATGCCCGGGTGGAACGGTCACTGCCACTCCCACAAGGTCTGGTCACATTATTCACCAACATTTGGTTCATATGAATGGCAGCAGATAGGCGCCGGCCACGTTCGTGAGGCCACCTATTGTGCTGGCGAGAAGTGGAGTAATGGTTTTGCGATTGTGCATTGCAACACCATCACCAAGCGCAGCGTCTTCGACTATGTGTCGGTAGGCGATGTGGCGGTTCTGGGTGGGGTATTTATGGAGAGACGCGAAGGAGAGTAGATAGCTGCATGGGCAAATGCAACCCATCAATAAAAGGCTTTCTCAATGACCAAGAAACGTGATCGGCGTGGTAAATATGCGGACAAGCAGGGTGCGCTGTCCCCGGCACAACAATCTATTCAAGCTCTGACGGAGGCACAAGGGCACTACATTCTTTCCATCAAAAGCAACATCATCACATTTGGCATAGGGCCAGCGGGCACGGGGAAAACCTGGGTAGCCGCAGCCCTGGCCGCCGAAGCGCTGGAGAACAAATCCACTCGACGGGTGATCATCACCCGACCAACCGAAGATGCGGGCCGAGGTTTGGGTTTTTTACCAGGTGAGTTGGCGGAGAAGTTTGAGCCGTATTTCGCCCCGCTGAGAAAGGTATTTACGGAGCGCTTGGGCGCCAGCCAAACCGAGTATTGCCTCAAGCGCAACAGAATCGAGATTCTGCCGCTGGAGCATATGCGGGGCCATACGTTCGATAACGCCTTTGTGATTCTCGATGAGGCACAGAACACCACGCCGACCCAGATGAAATTATTTCTGACCAGGATCGGCAAGCATTCCACCGTTGTGATCAACGGCGATGTATCGCAGAAGGATATAGTGACGGAGGGTTTGGATGATGCCGTCGACCGCATTGGCGATGTTGCCGGTGTGGAGGTGGTGAGATTTCAGTTGGACGATATCGTGCGTTCGGGTATCGTCAGGGAGATCCTACTGCGCTACTCCAAGTAACGTAGCGACGGACACTACCAGTTGGTTTGTTACGGTTCAACCGCGATGTTACTATCAGCATGTCTATAATAGAAGCAAGCAAAGCACTGACTACGACGGAGACTAGGTTTGACTGGATACGCGCAGCATTTAGCATCGCATTTAGGCGAGTTCCACGGGGCGCATCACCGCACTCCGTGGAACTCTGCCATTCAGGAAAGCATGGCTGACAAATGGCTGCAACTGGATCGGGATCAAGCAAACCTCCGTTGGTTCGACTATTTGGGCGTTCACCCAACCACCCTCACGTATTACTTTGCACACTGCTGGGAAGCGGTGCATAAACTGTATTGGCGTCGGTGCAGAGATGAACGTTCGGCGGAGTTTGTGCGCCCCTGGAGGGGAAACGATCCCATGCTGCGAAGCACACATGCGGTTACTTGTTTGTGGCGTGCGCGCCAGACCGCGGACTCACTGAGCTGCCGCTACCCTGTGTTTCTCAATTCCTGTTACAAAACCTCTACCGATCGGGGCTGGGGCCGCATGCCGCAGCCGAATCACATGTATTCAGAGGCGATGCTTGAGTCAGCCCTTGACGCCTGGGAGAATGAAAAAGGCGCGTCAATTCAATGGCCTACAAGTCCTCAGTTTCGTCTTTACAAAAGGGGAGGCTACAGTAGTGTGCAGCGCCGCTTTATTGTTTGGCTCTGTAATCAAATTCGCCAGCGTGAGAGCAAGATCCATACGCTGGCAACCGCACTGACTCGAAGACACTTGTCGCCCGAGATCGTGGCAGGCGTCTTCGGAAGTGAGCAACTGAAACGGGCACAACGCCTCATAAAAGGAAACCGCAAATGAAACCGCAAATGAAACCGAAGCAACTGCATTTAAACAAAAGGCAATCGGAGAGCAGCTCTGCTCTGAAAGACCGATTCAATCATCAAAAGCGTCTGGAAAACGCCATTGGGCGAAACATCTGTTTTTGGAATTTGAATGGCGTGAAGCAAAGGGGGCAGCTTCTTGGTGCAGACCCCTTCACAATCACAATCCAACTGATTGATGAGGATGATCTAGAGCAAATGCCAAGTGAGACTTTCATAATCTTCAAACATGCGATCCTCGGATTCTGCGTAGAAAATAAGGAGTGATCAATCTCGGTGCATTGGTAGTAATGGGGCTGGTGGTGTCTTTCGTCGCCATGCTCCCATTTCTAGCTTGTGTTTTGTATACACTGTTTTTACTGTGGAGAAACGGCAGTGGCTCATAAATATGAATTCGATGAGGCTTATCAGAAAAAGATCCTGACGCTGATGCTTAGGGATGCGCAGTTCAACCAGCGCACCGAAGGCCTTATCTTGCCAGAGTATTTCGAGAATGCGATTTTCGGCAGCATGGTTCGCGTGTTGCAGGATTACTGGCAGAAATATAAACGCATCCCGTCTCAGGCTATATTGGCGACGGTGATGAAACAAGCCCGGGCCGACAAAGTGATTCGGGATGAGTTGTTCACCGACGTAATCACCCTGCTGAAAACCTTGCTATCCGAAAAGGTGACAGACCGTGAGTTTGTGATTAATGGCGTTGAGGAGTTTGCGCAACACCAGGCTATGGAGAATGCGATACTCACGGCCGCCGAGCTACTGGAGTCCTCTCGCGATTACGCCAAGATCGATAAGGTGATCAAGAGCGCACAAATGGTCGGCGCCGCAGCAGAGGAGCCAGCCTACGACTTCTACAAGCGCATTGAGGAAAGGACTGAGGTGCGAAAGGAGAAAATGGCTGGCGTTTTTGTGCCGCAGGGCATCACCACCGGTGTTCGCCAGATTGACAAGCTGCTCATGCACAGAGGGTGGGGCCGCAAAGAACTTTCCTGCTTGATGGGTCCGGCGAAATCGGGCAAGTCAATGGGTTTGATAGGCTTCGGCTTGAATGCTTCCCGGGCAGGCTACCATGTGATCTACCTATCGTGCGAAGTTTCAAAAGAAATCATCGCTGAGCGATCGGACGCAAACATTTCCGATATCCCCATCAACGATCTTGAGGCGGGAATGGGTATTGTGAGGTCTAAGGTTGAGACTGCGAAGGCGAAGGCCGGCAGCTTTGACCTTTACGACTTTCCACCAGGCTCGCTTACAGCTACCGACATTCGACGCCTGCTCAACAAGATGGAGGCAAGGGGCAAGAAATATGACCTGATCATTATTGATTACGCCGACATTATGGCTCCCGAGGTGCGAGTGCGTGACGACTCCATCGAAAACTCCAAACAGATTTACCTGGGTCTGAGGGCTGTGGCGCACGAATTCGACGCCGCGGTGCTTACGGCTACCCAAACGAATCGGGAGGGCTTCAAGGCGACTGTGGCCGGTATGACGCATGTTGCGGACGACATTAACAAGGCGCGGACGGTCGACCTGTTGATATCAATCAATAGCACAGAGGATGAGCGGGCTCGCGGCGAGTGTCGATTGTATTTCGCCGCGTCCAGAAATCAAGAAGGCGACATGACCATTCGCGTGAAATCGGCAAAGGAAAAGGGCAAGCTGATTACAAAAGTCATCGAGTTGATGTAGGCGTGAGTGAGCTGATGGAAATGCTGGAGCAGATCGAGATGGAGGATTTCCTCGACTATGAAGGTGTCGATTACATAATCAGCACCGGCTCCAGCGGTGTCCAGCTCAACGTGAGGGAGTGCCCATTCTGTGGCAACTCACGCTCAAAGGTCTACATCAGTCAGGAAACGGGGTTAGGCAATTGCTTTGCTGGCAGCTGTGAAAAGGGAACGTTTAACAAATGGGGATTTATCCAAGCGTCCATCGGGCTAAGCAATAGCAAAACCTTCCTGTATATCAAACGCCTGGCGCAAGACGTGGGTTGGCGCCCCAAGCGAGAAGCCGTCGCCGTGCATGAGCCTGGTCTGTTGCAGCTTCCATCAAACTGTTTGAAGCTGCCGATCAATGGGCGCAACCTCAAATACCTCGACATGAGACTGATCAATATGGATCTTGTGAGGTATTTCAGCCTGCGTTACGCTCACAAGTCCTGGTTCACCTACAGGGATTGGGAGACGGGCGAGGAGAAGTTCCAACTGTATGAGCGGCGCGTCATCGTTCCCATTTATGATATGCAGGGTAAGATGGTGTCGTTTCAGGGGCGAGATATCACCAATACTTCTGACAAAAAATATCTCTTCCCGCCTGGCTTTGCCTCGACCGGCGTGCATCTATTCAACGGTCAAAACGCAATACCCGGAACGAAAAGGGTGATATTGGCAGAGGGGGTCTTTGACGTCATCTCAGCCAAGAAGGCGCTCGATACGGATGTGAATATGCGGGATGTGATCCCTCTCGGCACATTTGGAAAGCATCTGTCGAATGACCAGTTCGCCAAACTCATACAGATGAAAAGGAACGGCTTAGAGGAAGTGACCATCATGTGGGACGGCGAGAAGGTAGCCATCTCTGACGCCATCAAGACGGCGGCAAAGATTGTCGCAGCCGGGCTGAAAGCGAGAGTGGCTTTTCTGCCAGCGGGGAGAGATCCAAACGACATCACCGTGACACAATTCCTACAGTGTTTTCGTGTCAGCGTTGGCTACACGAAGACGGCAGCTGTGAGGATGATCAGCAAAGCGCATTCATTGTATATATAACGCATACGTGACTATTTTTCCCTGGGTTTACCCACTGAGATGACTATTTTTCCCAAGATATAATAGCTATGATGCAAATCACACTGACTGACTGAGGATTAAATCATGACAAAAGAAACGAAGGTTCAACAATTGGATGAGTTGATGAAGTTCGCAACCGGGCATTGCCAGGAAAACGAGTTTGACCCCGACCGCTCAATGAAGGGCGACAACGCTTTCTATCACCATTGCGATGCATACGCTGGGCGACCCTCCTACGCAGTGTGTCTCTACAAGCTTCACGCCGTCGATGAAAGTCGCCTGCATGCTGACGACTCCTGCTCGAAGGTGATCGGCATCAACCAATGTCCGGCGGTTGCCATGCGAGAGCAAGAGAGGCAAGCTGGTCGCGCACTCTACTTTATAGATCGCAACTTGCAGCGCGCCGAGATCGATGCTCAGATGAGCCAAACAATGCGGGATCTGCGGATGCGACCTGGTTATGACGAGGGTCGACCACTTGCGCCACCCAAAAAGCGCCCTGGTATGCAGTTGGATATCAGACCTGCTTCGAAAGAGGCCGCCTCTCAATTCGAAACCCCTGGGTTGAGGATTGAAGGCGACAGCTTGCTTCAAAAAGCAATAAACAATCGAGTGAAAAAGGAGATGGATAATGCTTCCGATGGACGGTGATCGAATTTACGACCTTCTGCAAAAGATCAAAGGGCTATCCAGCACAGCTCTGAAAATCGAAACCTTGAGCCAGTATGCTGACGACAAAGGTTTGCGCAACACTCTGGTTGCCGGCATGGACCCAAGCATTCGCTTTGGGTTCAAGCCGGCCTGGAAGGATTTCAATTTCAGTGGGGAAGGCAATCCCATGAATATGGACAATCTGGGGATGAGTTTTTGGATCAACTCGAAGGCCACGCCGATGGACAAGAAGCGGAGGCTGCGCAAAGATCGGAAGAAAATGTCAGAGAAATCCGCCCGCCTGTTGACCTCAATTCTGTTGAAGAAGTTGGACTTCGGCATGGGCAAGACCTATGTCAATCAAGCCATCCCTGGTTTGATCTCCACCTTTGACGTAATGCTGGCGAAGCCGGTAGTTGAGCGCCACTTGCAGTTCCCGATGACAGTCGAGCCAAAGTATGATGGCATGCGCTTGATCGCATCCTTCGACGATACTCTCGGTCGCTACAAGTTTTACACCCGCGCCGGTCACGACGTCGGGGTTCTGGATCTGCTTCAAGCGCCTCTTGAGAAATTGATCGAGTTGCTTGGTCAGCACTACGCTTTCGACGGCGAGATTGTCACAGGCAGTTTCAGCGAAACCATGTCCGACGTGCGCAAGATGGATAAGCAGGTCGCCAAAGCTACGTTCCGCATCTTTGATATTCTGCCGCCGGATTTCCTGGGAATAGGCACGCTTGAGTGGATGGATCAAACGCATCGGCGCAAACTGCTGGAGTCTGCATTCAGGCCTAACGGGGTGTATATGGATATCACCGCCGGTAGCGGCGCCACCCTGATGATTCCGCCGGTCTACAAGGTGAATTCCGAGGCTGAGATTTACAACTACTACAACGCCTTCCTGCGTGACGGCCATGAGGGTGCGATGATCAAAAAGCCAGACGCCCCCTATGTGCGCAAGCGCTCCTTCTTTTGGATGAAGGTCAAGCCGAAAGAGACTGATGATCTGCGAGTGATTGGTGGTTTTGAAGGCACTGGCAAGTTTGAAAATAGCCTGGGTGGCTTGATCGTGGATCGCAAAGGCGTTCAAGTGCGCGTCGGTGGCGGCTTCACCGATGCTGACCGCGAATTGCTTTGGGCTCAGTTCTGCGAGGACGAGTCTGAGGGTGAGGATCATGCGGGTCGCATCATTGGCCGCCTGATCGAAGTCAGCTACCAGGAGGTGACGCCAGACGGTTCGCTTCGGCACCCCGTATTTCATCGCGTTCGCAACGACAAGGTGGAGGCTTCATTCTGATGAAAACAATAGTCACACTGACCGGCCCAAGCTGCTCTGGCAAATCCACGATGGCCAAAGAGCTTGGCAAGCTTGGCATCCCCGAGTTGGTCTCACACACCACTCGAGAGCAACGGCCCGGGGAGGTTGAGGGCATTGACTATCACTTTGTGACGCCATTTGTGTTTGACATGATGCAATCGGAGGGGCAGGTCGTGCAGTCGGTCGTGTTTGGCGGCAATAAATATGCCACCATGAAATCGGAGATCGAAGTGCATGGCGGCGATTGTTGCATCGTGGTTGAGCCGACCGGTGTTCGTCAATTTCGAGACTATGCCAAAGCCAATGAGGGGTTTGACGTGTTTGCCGTCTATGTGCAGAATTCATTAGTCACCTTGACGGTGCGGATGCTTTTGCGGGTGTTGAAAGATGCACACCCAAGTCGCCACGATTATCACGCTATGCGTCTGCGCAACCTCGTTGAGACTGAATTCCCAACCTGGGGAACGGCGGCT